GACTCCCCGTTAACTGACCAGTAATACCTACAGACTTCACGGATGGAGCCTGATGAGGTGAACAATTTACGTCGAAGGAAATTCTTGACCATCTGCTGTCGTCGCTCTTTGGTTGTAGTTGACTTAGCCATGGTGTTTCTATAATTAGTTTTTGTAAAAAGATCGACATGTTATCTGCACGTTCTTTTGATGCAGACACGATCATTATTTTCTTTTCAGCGTCGTTAAATAGAGTCCAAAGAACAAAAGCACCAGTAATCCAGCTCTTACCAACTCCCCGAAACGCCTGTATTTGTAGTCGCTTGGGACCATGTTGAATGTAATCAGCAATCGCATATTGTGCTCTTGTAGGACTAGGAAGATCTAGCTGTCCCCACAATGCCTGTAGAAACAGCTTAAAATCTTGTTGTAATAATGCTAAGGTGTTATTCATTTCTTCGGTTTATTAGGTGGTTTTTTCACAGTAACTGGTCCGCCTTTAGTGCCACCTCCTAAAGTTAGACTGTCATCCATCATACCTTTAGTAAGGTTTTTAGATGCAAACTGCTCCAGTAATCTTTCTGTTAAAATATCTTTATCCAGTTGACCTAACTTAGGATCATTCTGTATTCTAGCTATAAGATCATCTAAAGGACCTATTCTATATACGTCTTCTATATAACTCTGATATCTTTTTGAAATAATCTGATCTGCTGTCAATCTACCTTCAACTAAATCTTTTAAATCATAGTTGTTAATCTGTTTTCTTATTAAAAAATCTTGCAGCAATGAGCTTGAATTATCTTGTAATAAGAAAGTATTAAGTGATTCTAACCAGTTAGTTGGTATACCTAACTCTTGTAAACTTGCTAAATCAGCAGCAGGGTTATTAGACCTACCTATATTAGCCTTTGCATACTCTAGAAAAATTTGGTCAGCATTAGGTGAAGTGTATAATCCAGATGTTTTAGGAGGATTACGTAATAAATTAGCATCAAGCCCTGCACCTACTTTACTAGGTTGACCAGCAATAAAGTTTCTAGCTACATAACCGGGGTTAGTTAGATTAGCTTTAACAGCTGTAAAGTGGCTATAATGTGTACCTTCAGCTTTTATAAACTCATCTTTTAACTTTAATTTAACTTTTTTAAGTTCTTCTATTAACTCAGCTTTAATTTGTTTATTATACAGCTTTTTATCTTTTAGATATGTTTTGTACCTTTTAAGAGTATTTTTTCCATATACTTGTATTATATATGATTGGACTTCTGAAGGTATTTTACCATAACGAGTTTGAGCTTGTGCAATCTTTTGCAACTCATATCTACTTTGTGTCTTATATGGTATAACTTTAAAATCTTTTTTGCTAAGAGGAGCGTTCTCAGGGATTATATTAGGATTCCTTGGCTGTAAATCTATCATCACCTGTTCTCCTGTGTCAGCTATAGTATAATAACGAGTCTTAGCTTTGTTATTACTAAACCCGTCGTAGAATTTATCTAAAGCTTCTTCTCTAGAATTAACAAGAGGAAACTCACGTTGTAATTTTTTAATATTTTGAATACCTCCAGCACCTTCTGGATCAATACTGTTAAGTAATCTCATCTTTAGTCCAGACTGTAACCGTTGTGCATCGAACGCAGCATCATCTACCACATTAGCTGCCTTTGCAATTTTACTTACTTTTTTACCTTTACTTAATGCTTTAGCTACACCAGCATAAGGTATAAACATAGTGGCTACACGTGTAGTATATCTAAATGACCTAGGATCTACTACACTTTGGTTTTCTGCAAGATCACCTACAGTATCTACAATTTTATCTTCTAGCTGACCTATCTGTTTGATTACAGGTAAATTACCTATAAACGAAAGCCCTCGAAGACTTCCCCTGACAATATCATCCCCGATACCGGGTTTATCTTCAGCAGCGTTTGCTAGAAACTCTCCAGTTCTTTGAAAACCAGTATCTATAGCATCATTAAGACGGGAAAAGAGAGGTAGCTTTTCTTCTTTGTGTTCATCATTGTGCATCTCTCTTTTCCTTTAGTTGTTTTAAAATTTGACGTTCATACTTAGTTCCAGATCGTAACTTAAGTACTTCAGCTTCTTTTTGTTTAATTTTTTGTAACCAATTTTGTTCGTATAAAGTAGTGTCAGATCCTTCAACCTTCGGGCTAAAACTGTTACGTATTGCCCAAACAGGGTTGGTTTCTTTATCGCTTTTTAATCTTTGAAGTTTATTATAAGCGTATAAATACTCTAAATCTGCCATTGGTGTTTCAGTACCGGTTTCTTTTAAAAACTTGGTTTTACGGTTTTTCTTGACGTTTTCTACAATAAATTTAGTTGCATCTTCTTCATTGTAAAAAGTGTTAGTTCGTTTATCAAAAGGTTCAAACTGACCAGATTTAGAATTAAATTTAACAGTTTTTACATAGTCAAGGTTATATCTTCGTAACTGTGAATGATGTACTTTAGTAGGATCACCAAATAATCCAGTACCAAGATTTTGCTCTCTAAAGTTTTCTAATCTATTTAAATCTTTTAAATAATTCTCCATTAATTTATATGTGATAAGATTGTATGTTCTCTATCTGTAATACCAAATGTCGACCTCATCCAGTCCCTCCAGTTTTTACTACCCTTCTCCTGATTACATCGTCGACATGAGGGTACAACATTTGCCGTAATATCTCGACCACCTTTGCATTTCGGGCGTACATGGTCGATAGTAAGGTTGTGTAATTCATGAAATTCTCCGCAATAAACGCATTGACAATTAAAGTGCTCTTTGATAGCCCTTCTCCAGAGCCGTTTTGAATCTGAACTTGTCATCGTTATTAAATTGTGTAAATAGTGATCGGGGTTAGGTAGTAATGGGGTCATTTTTTAATTTTAAGTCTGCTTCGTCTGTTAATAGATGGTTTTTGTTTTCTGCCCTTGGTCTTGCTACCCTTATAATGGGCGGCATCCAAACCGTCACGGTTGCCATATGTTCCAAGTTTTCTATTAAGTTTGTTCGCATTAACTCTAATTGATAGACCTTTTTTAGTTTTGTTATATTTAGCCTGTTGTTTAAGGCGTTTTTTCCTAGCTTTAGGATTCTTCTTGTAGTATTTAGCTGTGCTTGCCATATACTTTCCTCTTAACAAGATCAGCGTCGACAGTAGGTAGAAGTCTGTTTAGTTTATCTAAAGGACTACCATCAAAGGCTACACCTGTTATATCGTTAGTTTTTAGCCAATCACAAGCCGCTTTTAAATCTTGTGTAGTAGCTTCTCCACTTTTTATTCTATGCAAGAAGTCCTGTGTAACAAGATAGTGTAACTCGTTAAAGCTGTCTTCGGTTGCTTTTCTGGGTAGTTTCTTTAGTTCATTCATTTTCTTCGTAGTTTAAATTTAAAACATATCTTAATTTTGCATTTGTGCACCAAACTCCAGCATGTTTGGTAGAAGTTGGAAACTTAATTAAGGTATTCGCTTTTGATTGCACAAAAGGTCCATCTTTATCATGAAACTTAGTTCCACCGTTGTTAGTGTTTAAATACAAAATTGCAGTTTTACAATTTTTATGCAGATAAGGTGCGTCGTGACTTCCATAATCATTATGAAAATGCCCAACGTGATTATCTGCTTCAGCAGTTGTACAGTTTACCCTTATTAGCCACCATGTTTTTACATTTAACAACTTAGTAAGCTTTTCTATAAAGTAAGAATGATGCTTATAAAAATCACTCGTAATCATCATAGATCGGTTATATAAAACAGCTTGCCACATAACCTCATGTTTAGGACCGACTTCTTTTAAATTTTCGCCAAACGTCCATATTGATCCGTCTGCTTCTGCTTCAGTAGCTGTATAATCACAACATGAATAATGTGGATATGTCATACATTCTACTGCGAATTTATAGAACTCTCCTTCAGGTAAAAAGTCATTAATAATTTCAGGTGGTTGTTTCATGTTAAACGTCTAAATTTTTCTTAACTAGCTCTACTAGCTTATCATCAACAGTATTATCTGTAGATTTTGCATATGCCTCTAGTAATTTGACTATCAGTTCTTTAACTGCTGTAGTTTTAATAAAGGCGAATAGAATAGGTTTAATTACTGTAATCACTTTGTCTCCTCCTTCTTAGCTTTAGTTTTAGGTGCTTTTTTCTTTGCAGCTTCAGCTCTTGCTTTAGCTTCTCTTTCCCATTGTAGTGTTAATGTGCTCATTAGAATAATCCAAATTTCTTTTTAGGTTTAGGTGGCTTGACTTTGACTATAGGTATGATGTCCTGACACAGTATATACATGTCTGTATTAGGTCGTATCTGAAAGCCCTTCTTTTGTAAGTCCGCACACTTATGGGCTCTTGTAAGTTCATACTCAAGCCGCATCTTTTCTTCATAGCGTTTTGCTATTTCTTTGCATTGTTTATAACCTGACTTATCTAGAGGAACCATAAAGTTAATCTGGAATCCCCAGTTCTCGGCTATTGTATAACTACTAGGCTGCATTAGCTCGTCAAATGGTTTGGTATGATTACCCATATAGAAAGGCTGGAATGTCATTGTACTGCCATTACAGCTTATATTAGGACCAAAATACTGACGACTTTGTGCTCCATTGTTCTGGAACTGTACAGCTTGGTTAGTTACATTACCCGTAGCTGCTGCTACAGGATTACTTACATTAGTGTCTTCTCCTTCTGCAAATGCTGGTGCAGTTATTGAGAGAAGATAGAGTAAGAGGTAGTAGTACTGTCTGTTTCGATTTCTCTTTAGGTTGCATTGTCTGAACCTATTCCACCAGTTCCTCCAACTGTAATGTTTGTACCACTGTATGTTGAAACGGCTGCACCTTTGATGTCGTGCTCTATCGTTTCTGTTATTGTTTGTTGTGTTGTCGTTGTTGACTGCATCGACCCTGTTGTAAACTGAGGCGTTACAGTGTTGGCTCTTGCGGCTGCGGGGGACAACAGAGCTAAGAGTATTATCCATTTAGTCATGTCTTTGGTTTCGTCTCTTTGTCTTTTTTACCATTGCCTGTAGACAAGCCGAATGTGGCGAGTGCTCCAGTAAATATTGAAGCTGGGAATGTTATATCCCCACCGGGACTCT